GCCATAGCTGGTACCTTATTTTTTTATATTAAAAATTTCCAATGCTTTCCTTTCCATTATTCTAATATTCGAGAACACTTCCTTTTCCTCTTCTTTTCCTACGTCATACATCGCAAATAAAAAAGGGATAGAGCTATAGTCTATCCCAGTTGGTCCGTTAAATCCCACCCGCCATTGAGTTTGCAGAGAGTAGAAAATTTCTAGTGTTTTAACATGCTCTGGCCATATCCATACGGAACTATCAACAGGGTCATACGCCTGAGTTATTCCGAACGCATTTAAAGCTTCTTCTGTTTCATCTCGCCCCTGATATTTACTATAAATACCAGAGACGAGATTTTCTAGTTTTTTACTTTAGCTTCCACCATTTCCTTATTAAAAGCCTCAAATATAGCCAGGGCAGCAGAGGGATAGCTATTTAATAGTAACTCAAGATTTTCAATACTAAACGGCGCATCAACTCCCTTCCATCCTACCACTATATCTTTTACAATATCCATGTCGGTGCGCGTAGAAAGATCTTCGAAAAGATTTTTAATCTCATCACGACCAATCCATTTGAATTCAATTTGGATTGGCCGTGATGCGGATTCACCAGGCACCTTGATTTTTGCAGTGCCCATAAATGTAGGTTGCGATTGTAGCTTGAACATTTGTTACCTCGTTATCTCGTTACGATTGAAATTTCATCATTCCCAGAACTGGGAACAAGCCGCAAGTCCATCCCGCACATGATAATACCATCTGCGTCTTCATGTTTTAAGTTCAATCTTTGTGCCACAGGGGCATAAACAATAACGACATGCCCATCATCAGATCCATGTTGAAATCCGATTGCCGCAGAAGTATTTGCGATTATTTCCAATCGCAAAGCAGCTTCTTGAGCCGCCGTCAAGTCAAGTGATAAACTACCTGTGATTTGACGATTTGTAATTTCAACTTTTTCATCCCCGATCAACGGAATATATTTTAAATCATTCCCAATCGTTAATTGTATTCCTTTTGAATTATATGCGGTTCCAGACGATAAAATACCAGCCGCACTAATCTCAGTATCCCCAATCAAAATGCTGGACGTGTTGAAATCAGTGATAACGCTCGGTTTCGTAAATGCCGATAGTGTTAATGATGGATTTGAAACAGCAGTTGCCCCTCCATCTAATCCTGTAAATTTATAGCTCATAACGGGCCGTTCGCCGAGTCCCATCTTAATATCAAAAGTCCCGCGACATCCAAGCGCCTTATAGAGTACCCCATCAGCATAATAATAAATAGTTACAGACGGAATTGCTGTTGAAATGGGCTTATAGGTATTACATATCCCTGTATTTGTTGTTACCCCAAATCCGCACGCTTTAATCAGCGGATCCCACTTGACTAATAAATCCAGATCCCCATCGTTACCGCCAGCAGCCAATTCTACGTCGAACGCGATATCAATAGATCGAGTTCCCGTTAATTGTTCTGACCCTCCCATGTAAGACCGGATCAAATCTCTATCAACGTTATTTGAATTTTGTGTCAGCGATAATCCCGACACAAGGATTGCATTATTCGTACCGTCTGGGGTTGGATCTGTTCCGTACGTGACTTCTGTTTTCGCTAAAATAGCACTGTTTCTAATATATCTTGTAGCCATCTACATCCCCCCGCTTGTAATGTATTTTATAGATACGAACAAAGTGGCTTTTACCAAATCATAATCATCATATTCCCACTTTATTGCACGTGTAGTAGAAATCTGTACTCCATCACCTAAACCTAAATTTATGTTTTCTAATAATGTATCCCAGCATGACTTTAAAACGTCATCTGCTCCATCGTCTGGAATGTCACTTTTTGCATATACTGATATCCCGACTAACAATTCAGAATGGCATCTTCCTATAGATATTTCGACGCTATTCTCCTCTATAGTCGTAATAACTATTGCAGGAAGAGCCGGAAATTGTTCTTTTCGTGCTCTATATACTCTACTATCAGATATAGACGATAGAACAGTTTGAATTGCATTTAGAATGCTCTTGCGAGTGCTGCTTGCCATTATAATTTCTTCAAATAAATCATAAGCCACCCTGATTCATCATCATCAATTCTTGCTACGATATAATTTATGGAATTAATCGTAACAGTATTCTCTACAGCAATTGATGTTATTAATGACGAATCACATTCAAACAGCGGCATAACATCATCCACTAGGCCGCCGAAACCTGAAAATGGGCCTGAGGGTAACCCTATTGCGCCGTTAAAATTCTTCGTGAATATACC